ACGTCCGAGAAGATGAATGGCTAGCTGTTGGAGCGTGGGTTTATGAAAACTTTGACGTACTTAGTGGCGTCTCATTTCTACCGATGGATGATCATACTTATCGCCAAGCTCCCTATCAAGAGATCACGGAAGATGAGTATGTTGACTGGTGTAGTAAGATGCCTAAGACCATTGATTGGCGAGGGCTTCAATCTTATGAACACGAAGATACAACATCAGGTAGTCAAGAACTCGCATGCAGTGGCGGTGTTTGTGAGATCGTTGAAATAGGTAAAGTAGGTTAGACAAAAAGAAACCCCCTAGTTTTCGCTAGGGGGTTATTTTGTATTCTACGTAAAGAACTTTCGGAGCTTTTTCAATGGACTTGATTCTTTCGACATTTGTTTCGGTGGGGCTGTCACTGTTGGGGATACTGTGGCTCCTGCTGCAACACCGACCGTCTTCTCAAACGTCCGCATACCAGCAACTCCAAGCATCGCTAAGACAATTGGATAAATTTGAGACGGATCAATTATCGGTAGCTCAACTAGACGAAATCCAACTTTCATTACTGGGGCTGCGATCCAAGTATATGCAAGTGCTGCGCCACAGGTCCAGCCAATAAATGGACGCCACCCAGCCTGAAACATGTTCCCGGACTGAGCATCAGCTTTGTTTACGTCTATCTGACCCAACAGAAGTTGAGTTTCTCGTTCATCTGCTTGGGAAGCAATTTCTGCCAGACGAACTTCGATCTCCATCCTCTTATCGGCATCGGGAATTAGCTCACGAACTGTTTCGCCGACTTCTCGAATTACGTCGCCAATGATCGGGATCATCGGTAGTCCTTTCCTGTAAGCATCATATCTGCTAGTCGTATAGCACGTGCTCCGACTTGCTTGGCCCACTTAGACTGCAACATGCCTCGGCGTGCTCCAGCCCAATCGTGGGCCTTTATTTTGGCCAATGTGTTCTTGAACCCAAGCAAGCCGCCTAGACCCATATTGAAGCACATGTCAAGGATGACGCGTTGACGAACCTCGTCGAGATCGCGCCACCAAGGTAGTGATTTGTCGAGACTGCGTTCGAAGCGTTTAAGATCGTTGATCAACAGAAGTTCGATTTCGTCGTCGAACAGTCCAACGTCGTCAAGGTTGCGCCCGACACCAATAGTAAGTTTACCGACGGTATCCTTGTATGGTTTCGAGCGTGAACCTTCATGGAGTCGGATTTGATCGATTAGTCGTTGTTGTTCAGGTGTCATAATACTCACTTAAAATGGATAACTGAGCCTATAGCATAGTAGGTAGAAAGGAAAAGTAGAGAGGGTTTTATTTCGTGGCTGGGTCATGGCACCTTCGCGATCAGGAAAGTCGGCGGCTCGCGCGTGGTGTTGCTGCCTGCCAGCAGTTGGTGCGTCCCCATCGGAACTCCACTCACCGCCGGATAGCGTACGCGGTTATCGTTGGTTGTATTCCAACCGCCTACACTGGCCAACACCTCGGCCGGGGTGTTGGTTGTGCTGCCGCCCGCGCCCCACCAGGTGACGCCGTCTTTTGACCACCAGATTTGTGCCGTGGTCAGGTTCACAACGACGTCGATGACGTCACCGTTAACGATGTTGACGCCGGTCTGGGTGGTCGGTGGCGATGACCCCCGAAACAGACCATCCTTGCGCATTGCAAGGGTAAAGGCATCACCGCCAAAGTTGCCAATATACTGGCTGTTCGCCGCCGCCGAAACGCCGAACAAGCTCTCGCCCTGCACCGCGATAACCTTGATCTGCCAGAACCACCATCCGCTTTGGTTTTGCGGAAACGGGAAGGTGGCAATCTCTGTGCTGGCGCCCGCCGCCTTGGCAACGGTGTCGTTGGTCGCCAGGGTGGTGCTGTAGGTGGACCCTGTGCCTGCTGCCGCGCCCGCGACCGCATCCCAAACCGTCGTCTGGGTTCCGATGACACCGCCATCCTTCGACCACGCGCCTGCGACGTCATTCGCTGCAAAGGCTCCGCCGCGCTGATCGTATGCCGAAAGGCGCGGGAACAGGTTAGCCAGCAGGGTTCCGGCTAGAGCGGGCCGCACGTCGCCTATCAGATAATCCCGGAACAACGCGCCGAAGGTCAAAGCAGTAAAAGCTACGTTGCCTGTGCTTGTACCTGCGTTCATCGTCCCAGCGCCGCCGACGACATAGAAATTGTTGATCCAGGGCGCTAGGCCCGTGACGGCGTCCCAAGGGTTTGTCGTGTCGACGTAGTTCTTCAAGACGATGTTGTTTTTGAAGCTTGAGTAGACAGTATCAGACGGCGTTGCTTGTCGCCTGACCACTTCAGCCTCCATGGTGTTAGCCTCAAACACATAATGACTGGTCGAATTTGCACCAGTCGCTTTACCGCCGAAGTAGGATGGCCCAGCACCATCGCCTGACGTGTTGCCAGTCATCCCCAGCCAGACGTTGCGCTTGACGATATGATCCCAGCTCTGGCCGCCGTTGGCGGCGTCATCGTTGTTAATAAACGCGTTGTTGTTAAAAGCATAGCGGCACATGTTGTCTACCAGCATCACGTTCTCGCGCGTGCTCGACCCGCTATAGCCCTGCCACCAGTCACCATGTATGCCAATGGCGGCAATGATGTTGCGGTCAGTGTTAAAGCAACTTGCATCGGTCGGATTGGATGAACCGCCGTCGCCGCCCAGATAAGCTGCCCGCATCAAGCCATAGGTGGCGCTCAGGACGGTCGCCACAAAGCCGTTGCCGTAGGTGTTGATAGACGCCGCGAGGTCGGAGATTGTCAGGTTTGCATCGCCGCCATAGGTGCCCAAATTGAAGGTCTGCACTGTTGCGCCGTCCACCTTGAGCACAAAGGTCCCGCCCGCCCCAGTGCCCGTCTTGGATACTGTGGCCGTCGTCTGGCCTCCCGGCGGGGTATAACGCACTCGCAGCGAGGCCACCTCCGGCTGGAAAGCGCCGCCGGTCCAATCTCTTACGGTGTTTCTTGAAACGTAGTGGCACCCACTGAATTGGTCGCCGACGGATGAGCGGATCGTGTTGCCCCGCGCGTAGCGGGCAAGCTGCAAGGCCCCCGACACAAATTCGGTCGAGACGTCATCCCAATAGCTGAAGAGCGCCGATTGAGGCGCAGGACCGAAGCCGGGATGAATGCTTCCGTTCCAATAGAAAGTGTCGCGAGTGCCGATGCTGTTGGTGAACCGGCAACCATTGAACCAGGCAGGCTTGGCGGTAAAAGCCATCGTCGTCCAATTGCGCTGATCAAAGACAACGCCCGGCCCCCGGAACTCCATCCCATCCCATCCGGGCAACCACGACCAACTGGCCGGACTGTTCGGGGTGAAGGCTGCTGCGCGGCCAAGTGTAGCGATGACGCCGCTCGATGTCGTTATGGTGCAAAAGCCCTTGCCGTTTGCATAGTTATCAGCAGCACTAGTGACTTCGTAAGAACCAGTGGCCGTGATGGTGATCAATGGCGCTTCTGCCGAGGCCGCCCGTGCCGCCGTAATGGCCGCCGCAATCGTGGTGTAGTCTGCGCCCGTTGGCGCGACGGTCTTCACCCAATCGTTTGCCGCCGCGCGCGGGTAGACCGTCAGGGCGTAGTCACCCCGAAGATTGTCCGTTGCTGCGTTTCCAGACGTGATGCCGATTGTGCGGGTCTGCATCGCACCGTTAGCAGGATGGGCGGTCGCAAATAGCCGCGATGCTCCGGTTTCACTAATTGCCCGCGCACTGGCCGCGTTGAGTGTAACCCAATATCCCCAGCGCACTCTGCTGGTCCCTTTGGCACTGGTATCCACGTAAAAGGACGGAGTAGTCACATCGACCGTGCCGCCCTCCCAGTTGAACGTCACCTTGGAAATGCCGCCATTGGCGTCTGCATCTACGCCAACCACGATGTTGCTGACCAAACGTAAATCGGACGGCATAAGCCAGTGAATTGCTGGTTTTGCAGTCGTTCGGGTTGCGTCGGTAAGTTGCGATCCGCCGAGGCCAGACAGGGCTGTGCCGTTATAGCTACCACCGATGGACAACAAAGGTGGTCCGCCGGTGATACCACTAGTAATAACATAGTTTGCAGACGCCAAAAGTCTTTCGTTCAAGCTCGCCGGAACATACTGAGACTTCGCAGTCAGGTACAGGCCCGTTGCCCGGAAAATAGCATCATTACCCCTAGGCGCAGGAGATACGCTCTGCTCAGCAAAATAATAAGCCGTTGCCTGATTGACAAGATCGTTGATGCTGCTATTAGCAACCGTACCGCCTTTGTCAATGACATACAGCTTCAGCGCTTCGACAACAGAATCGTTCAAAGCCTTTTGGGGCGTGCCTGACTTTGCCGTGATGAAAAGTTCAGCAGCATCTTTGACGTACTGGTTAAGGCTCATTAGTTAACGATCCCTGATTTAGCAAGGTGGATTGCATGCCGGACTGTTGCGTAGTGCTTCCGGCTGGTTGGGTAGATGAGCTTAAAAAGCTGTTCTTGATCGTAGATACCATCGTTGAGCAGCCTTTTAGCCTCCTCGTAGGGTGAAGAACCTTGTTTCGCCAAGGTCGACTCCTTTCCCGTTTTCAAAGTCTGGTGGCTTACGTCCGAGTGCTGCTTGCGCCTTCGGAGCATAGAAGTGGTCATATGTGTCACGCTTTACGCTGCCATTCAATATTGGAGTAATTTTAGCTTCAATTTCTTTGTATTGTTTGCTGTTCGGATCAATCTTCAAGAGGCGTGTAGTCGTCTCTGGGTTGTTCCAAGGTTCAAACTGGTTCTTTGCCAGAAGCACCTCTTCTACTCTTTCAAGACTACCGCCGGCCCTGTTCAGGATCACTGAAGCGACTGCAACCGCATTGGCTGGGTCTTCTCCGATAATCGTACGAACAATAGCGTCTGTCGGGCTAACAAATTTGATATCGCTGCGACGAATTGGATATGGGCTGGCATTCTCATTCTTCAAGTCAGCTTCCCACTTGTCAATCGCTTCGTCAAACGCCTCATCCGACGTCAACATCCGCTTACCCTTGACCGTCACATACGGAGTTCCACGACCATAGTGTTCGCGAATCTGCTTTTGTGTCGCATCTTTCGGGATCGACTCGTCGTACTTGGCCGTCTCAACTAGGTGCTCAAGGGACGCATTCATGATGCTGATGCGGTCACGAACTGACGGCTCAAGCTTCTGATCGTTGATGCGCCTTTGTGCGTCGATCTTCTTGCGCTCCTCGGGCCCAGCCGTGGCCGGATACTGGAACTTAGACGACGCCTTTTCGAATGCACGTTCGTCGAACTGGATGAAGTATTCGTTCTTTCCGGTTGCCGGGTTCAGACCAAAGACAAGGTTCTGAGTCGGGCTCGGCTTGTCCGGCGTTGCATCGTTGAATGAACCCTTCGTCGTATTCGCTTGACGTGCCACGACAAGAGCCTGTGTAGCAGCCAGGCGGCTCCCTTGGATGGCCAGAATGCCTTGGTCACGCGTCTCAGGATTCGCCACAAGGGCCTCTAGGGCCGTCCGGGCACCAGGGGATGCAAAGATGCGCGTACCGGCCCACAGACCGCTTACATCGCGTCTACCGGGCTGTACAGACAGCGCAGCATCGGTCAAGACGTTGTATGCATTGCCGAAGGCTGACAGGGTGGCTAGGTCCTTGCTTCCGCGCAGGATTTCAACTTGTGATCCTGTGACGGTCGCAGCCATTGTTGGCATCTGGATTACAGCTTGTTCAGCCGTCAAGTCTTGCAGTTTCGCCTCACCCTTGATGAGTCGGGCAGCGTTGAGCAGATGCTCCTTGCCCTTCTTTGCATCGCTTGTGTTAAAACCACGAAGCTCTTGTTCAACCTGATTTTTGACACTCTCATTGAACGGAATTTTACCATCTGCAAAGATTGAATTAAGGACTTGAGTACCACCAAACATCTCAGCAAGACCGCTGTATGCCCGCATCGACTGACCGGCATTCATCTTGAACTCGGTCTTGAAGATTTCTTGAGTACGTTGAGCTGACTTGAAGTACGACAAATCACCGGTAAAGCTGTCCGTGACTTGTTTTTGCAGGTCGTCAAACGTTGTGTTGATGCGGTCTACAAGCTCTTTACTGGCAGACGGACCAAGATCATTAAGTGCCTTTTGACGTTCACGATTGATCGACAAAAAGATTTGAGGTGTAACTTCGTTAAGGCGCGCTTGACGTTCTGCATCAGTACCAGCGGCAGTGATAAATCCGTCGATCTGTTCACGCATAGAGGTGACAGTGACGTTAAGCTTGTTAACTGTTGCACCGAACATCTCTTCTTCACGTTCAGGTTTAGCAGCAGCCGCTACAGCACGGCCTTCAGCAGCTCGACGAAGTTCATCAGCCTCAGCCTCCCGAGCCCGCTTGAGCCGATCATCTTCAATTGCAATAATACGACCAGCCGTGATCAGGCTTTCATCTGAGCCGTTTGGATCGAGACCGTGGTCAACCGCCAGTCTACGATAATCGTTATTCCGACTGACAATCGACGCATCGACAGCTTCGTTTTGTTTGTCGAGAGCTTCTTGTTCGCGGAACAGAACACTGGTAAATCCTGAAGACTTATACTGCTTCATGATGTCCGCTTTATAGTCAGGGAACTGCGTAAACAGCTCTTGAAGCCCGGCATCACGTTCCATATCAACTGCACCATAGTTGACACGCCCTTGGCTGGCAGCAGTTTGAACCTTAGTCAGTTTGCCGATCTTTTGACGAAGAGTCGTTTCAAACGCCGCTGCCGCATTACTCGCAGCAATTCCGCCCTCTTCACGTGCTTCGGCCTTGGCCAGACGGGCATCCTGTGCCTTGCCACGTGCATAACGGTCACGGTCATCCATGCCGCTGATGAACCCTGAGATCGGCTCAGCAATGGCACCAAAGATGCTCGGCCCCGGCTTGGGTGCATTAGTCATACCCTTGCCGCTTGTGGGTTGATTCAGAGTGTCGGTTAGACTAGCCATTAACGGAGACCCTTACTTGCTTCTGCTTTTTGCATTCTCTCTTCAACTTGCTTTGTGACTCCGTCAAACAACGACGGATCAAGGTTCTTGTGCATGCCTCGAAGCGCCTCTACGCGAATCTCCTCGGGCAGCATGTCGGCATATATTTTGATCTCTCGGGCATACTCATCTGCCTTCGACGGATCAGCCGCCATACGTACCATGTAGTTGTCGAACACCTGTGTCGCATCCTTGACTTGCTTCTTCTTGTCCTTCAGGTATCCCAACTTGGCCTTCAGGTCGCCCGCCTTGCCCGGCTCAGCACCCAGCAGAAGGACTTGCCACGCAGCACTGCTCGGGACATCAGAGTAGATCGTCTGACCCTTGGCAGTCTGGACCGTACCTTGTTGACTGATCAACCAAGCCTTGTGCGCCGCATTGATCGTTGAGATGTTCGATGCCAGACGAATCCAGTCATCTTTGCTGATCGCTTCACCGATGTCTCCACCGCCTTGTGCGACACTGTACTTCATCATCTTTTCAATGATGTTCCAGCCGTCACCCATGAACTTGAAGACAGTCGAACCGCTGACGCCCGTAGCCATGTCGAGGAACGACGTAGGTCCGTACGAACTCATGCCCATCATTTCACTGATGACATCAGTAACCCAGTTGCCCGATGCGTATCGCTTGTACGACACATCAGCTCCGGAGACGCCGTAGAAGAACCGATCAACGATGCCTCGGTCCATTGTCGACCACAAGATGTCACTGGCTTCGGTTGACTCCATGTCCGGAGCACCGCCCTGTGCCTTCTTGATTTGGTCGGATATGAGACCAGCAACCGGGATACCGGAAGTTCCGTAGAGCATCGTGTGGAACATCGCCAGCCTGAAACGAGCGCCGGGGTCAAACGTATTGCCCAACAGAGCCTCAAGCATGCGCGTCTGATAGGCCCAGAACTGCGTCGGGATACTCAGGACCCCGCGCTGCCAATACGCCTGTGTCTCGCGCGACATGCTGAATGCATATTCTTCGGCCCGGCCTTCCCAACGACGTACAAAGTCTGCACTGTTGGTGGCCAGTTCCGGGAACTTCTCGCGCGTCTCTTTCCAGGCTACGTGCTGGGCCGAGATGCGGACGCCTTGTTCGCCCATGTTGAAGAATACACGGGCCTTCTGGCGGAGCGTGTCCACCTTGTTGCCGATGTCTCCGATAGCTGCATCTGGACCTTTGTCGTTCAGCAGTCCGTGCGTGCCGTTGATGTCAAGGAACCCGGAGTTCTTGGACGCCCTCATGTACGCCTTAAACTCAGCAGCGTCATCAAAACCCATCAGCTTGTGGGCTCCGCGCTTGACCTGTGCTTCGAGCATGTGCTCCGTACCGCTCTTAGTCAGGTAGACAGCCATGAACGGCAACGCTGACATGCTTTGCAGCGCGTACTTCGGAGACAGGGCCAACACAGACGCAAGTGTCGAAAGCTGAAGCGGGAACTGTGCAACGTTCAGCATGCCGAGCTTGGCATCGAATACCCAGCCACGCATAGCCGAAATCGGATCGCTGTTGTCCCACCAGTTCAGCGCCTTGTACGCTGTCCGGTTGTGGCCCTTCAGCGGATCAGTGCCTTCTGCCCATTCGAGCATCGCACGCATCCGAGCTTGACCTTGACGATCTTGGTCGGTCTGCCAGCCAATCGTACGCTTGATCAATTCACGTTGCTTGTTCGCCTTGTTCAAGACACGTTGATCGACACCGACAATCGGCTTCGAATCGTTGAATACAGACATGTCCGACGCACCAAGCTTGCCTTCGAAGAACTTGTCAGTGCCTCGGGCATAGGTGTTCACCCAACGCTGTACAGCCGACAGCTTGTAGTCAGCAAACGAACTGAGGTTTGCAACGTTCGCGAATGCACGATTTGTCGCCTGATACGGATCAATGATGTTCGCTTCGCGGCCCATGAAGTCCGTGAGGTCGTCACCCTTGCCGCTGTAGAACATACGACCAGCCGTCCGCAGATAGCCGTTCATGCCATCTTCGGCGAAGTCGTTGTTGCCAGCGTAGTCCTTCGGCAATTCACGGTCGTAATTTGTCGTGAACGCTTCGTCCTTCTGGAACGTACCATCTTCCATTTGCTTGACAAACGAATCACCGTCGTCTTTTACGCCAGCCAGAAGTTCGTCTAGTTCGTCGATATTGACTTTACCAGCCTTGAGCATCTCTTTGTATGCAAGGCGAGCACGTTCCATCGTGTTGACCCAGAAGTCGACTTCGGCCTTCGTGCCGTTGATGTACGTATTAGGCGACTGAAGGAACGTCTTACCGGTGTCCGGTTGAACGCCACGCACCGTCTGCTTGCCAAAATACTTCTCACCGTAGTACGTGTGTCCACCACCACGGTATGCGAGTTGGTCACGGCGGAGAGGCTCGACCTTCAGCTCACCCGGCTTAGCCAGATAATGCTTGACAGTCGTACCGTCCATGAGCTTGATCGGACGCTCGGAGCTGACCAAGACGTATCCGTCGGCCTTCAGTTGAGCCTTCGTAGCTTCGTCAATCGGATCAGTGTAGTGTCGACCAAGCGTCACGTTGTAGATGCGCTCGTTCGGCAGGTTGTCGAGTGAACGATTGACCCATGCATTTTCACGGTCAAACGCGTGACCGTTACCGGTGTCCAACGAGACCGTCTGTTGACCACGGACGTGCTTTGACGCATACAGTTCGTCGTTGCGCAGCATGTGCTCAAGATCGTTCGCATCACGGACAGCGTTGTAGCCGTCGTGCTCGACCTTTGTCATCGGACGACCATAAACACGCTCGAACATAATGTCCCGTGCCTCACGGTCGTACCACACACCGTCTTTACGGCTCTGGGTCAGCAAATGGCCAACCTGAACCTTAGACTTGTTGTTCATCTTGTTGATGATGGCAATCTGCGGCTCTAGGACCGTGCTCAGAATCTTGTTCGTCGCGTTGGCACCACGTTGCGCCATGTCGGCCAACAGCTTGTCACCGACTAGACGAGCATTCAAGATGTTGTCGATGATTGGCCCACCGGCTCGAATCTTGAACGGTCCCATACCGATTTCTCCGGTGCCGGGCACAAGGGCCTGTGAGTATGCTCCCGTCTCGTCTAGGGGCTTAGTGATCTTAACGAACCAGCCACCCGACTCGTCACGGACAATGTCACCGACATCTTCGAGTGAATCCAGATACGCCTTGGCCGCCTTCTTCGTGCCGAAAGCCCCGCCCTTAGCCTTACCAAACGTCAGTTCAAGCTCGTTGACAACCGAACCGTTCGACAGTTCAATCGTCGTCACATCGTGGTCAACCAACGGGTTGCCGTATTGTGCTTCGACGTCTTTAACGTTCTTGTCGATAGCAGCCTTGAACTCAGTCTCATCTGCAAACCGGGCAGAGGCCAGGCTCTTCGGCAGCATCTCTTGGAGACGTGCCATACGATCAGCAGTCGAAATCACTTCGCCGGTCAACGGCACTGTGCTCAACGGGGTCGGGTTAACAGCCGACGGCAGGACAGCATCAATGGCGTCCTGTGGCTTTACACCAGTGGCCTTCTCAACAACGTCGACACCTTGCTTGGCCGCAACCTCGAACGCCTTAGCGACCCGTCCAGCAGCTTCCTTACGAGCACCAGCGGTCAGCATCGTGTACGGCAGTGAACCGAGACGGGCGTATTGAGAGATCGACAGAAGGCCGAAGTTGTCGAGAGTGTTAAACGCACCACGTTCAAACTTGCCGGGGGTGTCAGCAAGGTCCGACAAGATTTGAAGGTTCTTGTTCTGACTATAGAAGCCAAGGAACGTAGCATTCTTCTGGGCCGACGGAATGACCCTTTCACGGATGAACTTGGCGTATTCAGCCGGAGTCTTTTCGTTTAGTGCGTCAGCCTCGGACTGTGAAACACGACCAGTTGCAAAGATGTCAGTCCACGACCTCTTGACACGCTCAAGGTCGACGATACCAATCTCACCCGCAGCGGCGACAAAAGGAATCAAAGACGTAGCCATGTTTGCCGCATGATCGACAAAACTGCCGAACCATCCACGGTCTTCAACGGCCACACCGGCCTTGTCAATCTCGCGCTGAAGGATGAGACGCTTGACGGCAATGTCGTTGAGCATTTCGTCAGACGAGCCGTGGCGAATCAGGTCAAACTGAATCTTGGCCTGTGTCGGATCAGTGGCCGCAAGATCGCGCAGCTTCGTCAGAGCGGACTGCTCTAGCGCGTACTCTTTCTCTTCGGCGATATCTTTGTTGATGACATAGTTGACCGCATTCGCATAGTAGTCGGCATTCGCGCTGCGATCCGGGTCCGCCTGCATGACACCCATGATGTCACGGTACTGGCGCTCCCGGAACGTCTCAGCGGCCTTCGTGCGGATACCATCGTCCCCGTTCAACGAGATTTGTGTCTCGTAGTCTTTGGCACGTGCGTCTACGCCCGGATCAAGCGGGTCGTCAAGATCGACATCAGCAAACGCCGCAAGACGGGCTGTGAAGCTCGGATCACTCAAAGCAACCGGCTGCATCTCGGGCAGCGTCAGGCCGTCGAGCGCACTCGCGGGATCAGGAACCAAACCGTCAAGCGGATTACTTTCCAAAGATTTTACCTACTCTGTCTGCAATAGGTCCGGAGTTATTGAAGATACCCATTGACAGTTTTGAGATGTCGCCAGCCGTCTGTGCTTTTTGCTGGTAGCGGTTAGCACGACCGATCTGAGCCGAGGCTTGGTCGCTCAAGACGTTGAACTGATCAAGGAACGACAACGTGTCCCCGAGCTGACTGCGGATTGAACCAAGGCCACCTTGAGCAGACGAGCTGTCCGAGACGCCTTGGGTGTATCCGGTGTTCGTGGCGTCAGCGTTTGCGATACGAGCCTGCCGGATAGCGTCACGCTTCTGTCGCATGGCTTGGAGGTCAGTTTGTTGCTTCTCGTATTCGAAAGCTTTGTTCTGAGCCTTGTTCGCCTTCTTTTGATTGACGTACGAAACCGCGCCAGAGGCAGCAGACGTAGCCAAGGCAGCACCAGCAATAATTGTAGAAAGGGCAGCCATATTAAATCACCTTAACGTAGTTGAGTTCGGCCAATGCGAACCCGTTCTTAGTCATATTCGCATGGACCTCATCAAAGTTGTCTCCGGCAAGACTGGAGAACTGAATCAAGTTGACTCCTTGTTCTCTCGCCCAATCTTCAAAAGACTCACGAAGTTCACGACCGCCACCGTTAGGAGCGTACCATGCAAGCTCAGTAGCCACAAAAACTGTGGAGCTGAAGAGGATCGGTACAACTGTGCCAGCAATAAAACCACCGGTGGAGTTGATAAAAACAACCCCGCCGAGAATAAGAGACGATACCAAACTACGGATTCTGTCCTCATCGTAGAGCACATCTTTCCATAGTGATTCTGAATGGAAGCGCTTAGCTCGTTGAACAATGTCTTCAACATCATCGACCGTCGCCTTACGGCTTCGTAGAGCCTGTGACGTCCACAGCCCATCCGAGAAGATCGAAGTCTTTTCCGGCTGCGTCAGATTCAAATCTAAACTGGATTGCTCTTCCACTACCACGCACCTTATGTTTTGTAACGACAATCGGATAGCCTGTATTAAACGTCAGGTCGTCATCCGAGAGCGTAGGTTGGCGGACGTGCCTGTAGGCTTCCCGCTTGGTTGAATATTTGCCGCTTACGTTGCTGTTGGACCAATCCCATTTGACCTGGAAGAAGCAGCTACTTTGACGATCAGTCGTGTAGTCGTCACCAACGGCAACAAAGTTCTCTTCGGTCTTCTTGAAGTACGTGAACACCCACGGGGTCTGCTTCTTGCGCAGGGCGTCCTCTAGGAGTTCGTAGCCGGTCTCAACGTATGAGTTGTACGTCAACGGACCATCGGCAGAGAGGTAGTCTCCGTGCGTGTACCAGTCGACAAACTCAATCGAATTGAACGTAGCGAAGTTGATGCGGTAATTGTAGATGTCACCAGCTTCACGAAGGACAAACAGATATTTGATGTACGTCTTTCGGACTGTGACGTCCGCAGTACCTTCATATCCGGTAAGCTGAGGGGTCGTAACAATCCCGATCAGATATGGGTGTTCGGCGGACGTACTGATCGTCCACGGATAGAACGCCTGAAGCGTGAGGTCAAGGACAAGAATCTTGTTGTAGAAGTAGTTGTTCGTAATGTCGTCAGACTTGTACATCCATTGGATGACATTCGTCTGCGGATCGTACACACCTTTGACGTACTTCTTGGCCTCAGTACCAATGTTGTTGTAGAACGTTTGGATCGTCGACTCGGTGATGTTTGGCTTGTCAAAGACTCCGTCCACCGTACCGAACTGGCCGACCTTCTGGCTCAATCCTTGGATGCCGATGTCCGACCAATAGTAGATGGTGTCGTTTACCGAGACAATCGAATTCGGGCTACGCGTACCAATTGGGCTGATCTTCGACACCGAGATGTCCGTGGCCTTAAAGCCGCCATCAGTTCCACCGATGTACCACACACCGTTGTTCGAGAAGACGACAATGCCCGTTCCGACAGGCTCTAGGTGGATACCCTTGGTCATCTCCGGGATCGGGATAACGCCGCCGTCGGTTGCAATCAGGTCGCTGATGATCTCCGAGGTGGGGTCAGCTTCTTGATAGCAGAAACCGGCTCGGCTTTTGTCGATCAGAACTTGACTAAAATACACATTGCTATTAAGGACGTACCAAACACGGCCATTAGCAAAAGCCACGGAACTCGGACGTTCAGTAACGGATTCAACAGGAATGTTAGGAACACCGCTGACGCCAGAACGGTCGATGTTAAAGGCATCCACAACATAGTGGCCTCGTGGGCTAAGGCTCGTGCCGAAGTATTCTTTGACAAGCAGGGCCGGATCAAACGCACCCGTCGTGCTGTCCTTGGCAACCCACCATTGCTTGTTGTTGCCGGGGTACCGAGACTGAGATGTATAGTACGACGTGATTGGGGTAGACGGGGCCTGAGCAACAGTGTCTACGGTGCCAAACTGCGTGAAGTAGTTGATCGACGATCCTGTGCCGTCATTCTGCGGGGACAGCCAACCTTGGTTGCGCAGGTTGTAGTGGTGGGCGTCCGACAGGGTCGTGGGCTCTTCGTCATTCGCGAGGCCGTCAGCGACACCTTTGAAGTCGCGCTGTTGGATGTAGATGCGTTGAGTCGTGATGTTCGACAACGACGGAATGTATTCGACAAGGAACGGTTCGAACTTCTCGCCTACGACAAACAGATAACCCTTACCTGCTGCAAACCGGACTTGGCAATCTGCGTGGTCTGTAGCTGCTGCAACCTTATACGGGGTCAAGTCAACCTTGAACAGACGTTCACCGTCGAGAATCTTGGTGCCCGACGACAGGTCGAAGAAGTGCAGCATCAGTCCAATTTGGACAACAAGAAAACTCAGATTAGCGTTGTTCGCTACTGAGTCCCAGCGGTATTCTTTGACGGCTTTCGTGTTGAACGTCGCCTGGCTTTCGATGATCGTCTCAGCCGAACCGAACTGCTCAGCATCAATGCCTAGACGCCTTGAACGATTACCCGTCCGATAAATGATGCAGTTGTCTTCATCGATTGACGCGTCTTCGGGATACGTAAGAGGACCGGCCTCAGTGATGAGACCTTTGACAAACGTTCGATAAAGTTTTGTAGTCTCAGCGCGTGCCACTAGGGTATATGGCCCTTCCGAATTTGTCTTTACTTCTTAGATAAGAAACCAGCGTTCGTTCGCAGTCCACCTTCGATATAAACTTCCCGCATATGGACTTGTGAACCTTTCCACCTCCGTACTGGTTGATCCAGTAGTATCCACCGGAGTCTCTTTCGATGGTGTACTCTTGGAGGCTTCCGCTGACGTACTTTGCAGTTGGTCTGACTCTTTTGAGAGCGTTCGGGTGGACATCCTTGATCCTATCGGCGAGGCTTAGCATAGTTCGGGACTCGATCATACGGCTTCCGCTGGTTGCCTCTGAACTGGTCGTTCTGCCAGCGTACGAGGCCTTTGCGGCTTGCAGTGTCTTCAGCGGCATTAGCGAGCTGCTTGAAGTGGACAAAGCATCGGCCCTTAGCGGTGGCCAGCAAGGTCGGGAACATCGACAACGGAAGCTTCGGGATCGCACTGTCGTCTAGTTCGAGCTGCGGAAGAATCTGAGCCCAGCACGTAGACTTGACCGTCAGAAGCGTTGAACCGTCGTCGCTGTTGAACGAATCCATGACAATGTATTCATCGTCAAATGTCGTCCAGTAGACCGGGTCAGCGTCGTCAGTGATCTTGAACGTTACACCACCAAAGTCCGTGACGTTGTTTCCTTCGTCGCGCGTAGCAAGAAAGTCGACAAAAGCTTTCGGAGTAAGGTAGTTGACGTCTTTGTTGTTGTATTTGATCCAGTGAATCTTCTTGAGATTGTCTGGCATCTTCAGGTAATTCGGACGATCAACGTCAGACAAGCTTTCAAGGCCCGTCAGGTAGTCGGAGCCGGGAATGTCGAGCTGTGTGACCAGTTCGTCGTAGACATTTTGGATGACCTGAGCAACACCCATAGCCGAGACCGTGTCTCCGATGGAGTTGACTTCGTCGTCTTCCATTGCGCTGAGGATATCTTGTGTCAGCTCAAGGAGTGTCTTTTTCATTTAGCTGACCTCAAACAATAGGACTTCAACCGAAATCTCTGCGGTCGAGCCGGTCGAGTCGGTGACTGTGCATTTGTATACAGCCTCAATTGCTTCACCTAGGGCCAGTGTTCCGGCGAACGTTGTAGATGCAGCACTAGCTGAGTTAGCGGTTATGGCTCCACCAGACGTCTTTGTCCAAGAGTAGGTGTAAGAACCAATACCACCAGACGGAGTCACGGTAGCTGTAGACGATACGGCAGGACCGGCCCCGAACGATGACCCGTACACATTAGGTGTATTGATGGTCAACTGAATGACGGAACGAGCAGCCGAAACAGCCAGAATAGCTCCGGACATTACGAGAGGCCAGAGCCCGAGACAACCCACGTATCAGCAGCCTCTTGGAAGGCCGTAGCGAGCCCCCACTGGGCCAGTGACTTGTTTCCGGTACCACTGGCACCCGTGAGCCTAATGGACACTCCAGCGCCTTGTGTGAGCGTTACAACACCTGCACCGACATTACGAAGGACAAGAGCGGTCCCGACCGGGAAAGCTACAGAACTGTTCGGAGGGATCGTCCATGCGTGGCCAGTGCCCGACGTGTGCCGGGTCATCTTACCCGCGTCACCGATGACAAACGTATAGTTGGCGTCTTGAGTCGTAACCGGAGCGCCACGGAAGCCTGCTGAGTATTGACTCAGGGTCGCAGGAGCGCTGGCCAGAATTACGTCACCGGTAAACGTGTCACCAGCCTTGTTGCTCGGGGTGTACCCCAAATGGCTTACGACTGCACCACCAGCCAACTTTGCACCGCTAACGGTACCGTCGACAAAAGCAGCAGTAAGCGTGAAGTTAGCCGAGCCGTCGAACGTCTGAGCACCAGACAGCACGCCCGCGAGGGTCAGTGTCCGGGCCGTAGTCCACGCAGCAGCGCTAGAGGCTGCACCAATGTAGCCAGAGGCAAGAACCGCTGAAGCAGCAGCCGAAGCGGCACTGGCAGCAGCAGCAGAGGCATATCCCGGTGCAGCGATGACGGCAGCGAGTGAGTCGTCATCCAGACCCCCAGTGGCCTGCTCTAGATCAGTCTTACGCACCGCATCATTAGCATCAACCGGTTCAGCCAGGTTGATAATACGATGAGACCCCATGTCAAAATTAACTGACATGGAGTTTGGTGCGGAGCCATCGCGGCTCAACGTGTTTGCAAACGCAGTCTCAATACGATCTTTGTTTACATTGATAATTTGAACAGCAGAGGTTTCGTTCTGCAAAGACTCAATGTCTACGAGTTCATCAACCTTAGCCATGATGCGTTCCGTCTACCTTATGTTCAATTCGCCGGAGTGCTTCCATGATGTCGATTTTCATGTCTTTCATGTCGTCGCGTCTAGCGTACACCGACGGAAGCTTTTGCAACTCTTCTCGGTTGTCTTTGATTTCGTCGTGAAAAATCTTCATGACGTAGCCACCAACAGCCCCGAACAAAGCAAAGAGAATATTAAACGCGGACTGCCAGTCAACCACACTTTACTTCCTATACAAGAAAAGAGGGGCACCTGAACGATGCCGGGTACCCCTCCAACCTAGTCCCCAACGGAAACTATTAGGTGGACGAAACGTCCGCGAACGGAGTTACGTATTCGACAATCAGAAGACCTTGACCAGCACTGAACGTACCGGTCGCGGCAATCGTCGGGAACGCATAAGCCGCGCCAACCGAAGCAGTTTCAGCGGTAGCGGCAACAAACGCACCAGCACCGTAGACTCGCGCACCAACCGTATCAAGGTTCGCAAGCACGCCTTCAGTAGCCGTCATCAGACCGGTCGCCGTTTGAGCAGCACCAGTCTTAGCATACGTACCGACGGTAATCGAAGTACCACCAGCAGCCGCCACACGAGTCAGATAGGTGACTCGCAGAATCGACGTGTACGGAGCAAAGTTGAAATCACCTTCGGTGAATCCGTCGTAAGTCCCGTCGTTATTAAGGTCAGCCGGGTAAAAGACGCCACCAGCAGGGACGCGAGTAAGATCGACATCCATGACAGCAACCTTAATCGGGCCGTCTGTATCTACGCTTCGGAACCGATTAACGTAGCTCCGAGGGTCACTGACGTAGTTGCCAAACTTGACACCAAGGCCGTCAGCATTATTCCATTTAGCAGCCATTCTCTAATTCTCCCTATTAACCAGCAGCCGAGGGAACGCCGAGAATAGTAACAAGATTCTCAGGGCGGTAAATCTTCACGCCGTAGCGGCAGGTCGTGACGTATTCATCGCGCTGGAAGTCCTTGTTGTATTCGCTGTCGACCTTAGGCATTTGACGCCACGCACCGATATAGGGCAGGACATCAGGGGAAGCCGAGAAGAACAGGTTGGCGACCGCGTTGGCACCGGAGGCAATCGTGTTGATCGTCTCAGTCGTACCCGTCTGGCCCGTACCGCACAGAGGCAGGTAGTTGGACGTATAGACGTCGAAGCCGAAGATGTTCTTCACGAAGCGGTGACTCTTACCGATACCCGACTCGACAATACCTTCCCAACGAGGGTTGTTGGAGAAGTTCGTCAGGTTGGTGATGGTATTCATCATGTACTCAACCGACGGATCGACGATAGCGATCATGTTCTCTTGGGGCACGTTGGCCTTACCGAGAGCATAAGCAGCGTACGCGAAGTCCGCAACACCGAGAGTACGAGCCGAACCGGCACCAGTAGCCGAACCCACCCGACGGTGATCAGCACCGTTGATTTGGTTGGCAGAACCAGCGACTTGATAACCAGCAGGGTTGCCAGTCTTAGGTTGGCCTTCCTTCCACACGTCCAGTTCAAGGCGTTCCTTGATGGCGCGGGCTTGCTTCGGCACGAAGGACGACACGAGTTCGTTCATATAGAACGCATCTTGCTTCGCCTTGTTCGTGATGTAGGTCGCCGAACTCAGGTATTGATTGATGGTGAAGTTGAATTCACCGGTGTCGAGCGACTGATAAGTAACCGGATTATCTTCGGTGTAATCATGAGCGTCGAGCACGCCGATTGACGGGATCGTAAGTTGGTTGCCGTCGTTAAACTCAGACAGCCAGCGAACGTAACCGGAAGCGGTCAGTTCGTCTTCAAGAACGTTCTTAAGCTGGGCGGACCAGATTTCTGAACGGATCAGGGCGTCGGAGTTGCCAGAATTCATTCCGGACATTAGTTCTCCTTAGTTAGTTGAAGAATGCGTCTCCCAATCTCTTGGCATCCACAAACATTTGATTTTGAATTTCGGCGGAGAAATAACGCTTCGGATTTTCCTTACGCATTGTTTCGTAAGAAGCATAGGAGCCTTGTTTCGGGGCCGAGGACGAAGTATTCGCCAGAGCAGCAGTGTTCACATCACTGCGACTGGAGTTCTGGTTTTGAGAAGGTGCGTCAGTGAGGCCAAGTTGAGCGAAGAATGCCTTAGGAGACTTAGATGCAACACTCTGAAGGAATTCGACCGAAAGGCCAAGCTCTTCAGCTTTTGCAACTACGACTTCACGGGCTTTGTCAGGTGAACCATAAACTTCAGTGAGCCGGTTGGCAACACTTCGAATGTTCTGGGCCTGAACGACTTCTTCTTGGGCTTGACGAAGTTCTTCTCGAATACGCGATGCCAAATCTATATTCGGCTCGTCCACGACAGGGCGGTCTGCGGCCTTCGGGGGTTCTTGAGCTAGCGGCTCGCGGGGACGCTTGAGCAGTTCAATCTCGGCGGCTTGTCGACGAATCTCTTCGCGGTGCCGTTCGAGTTCTTCGTTGCGGGCAGCAATGGTGCGATCCGCTTCGAGTTTCGCCTCAGCTAGTGCTTCGGGTGACTTGAACTTCTTGCCTTCACCTACAATCTCTTCAAAGGCTGTCGGCTCTGGAGCGTCAAAAATAGTATCGGCCATTGGTCTAGGCTTCCTTTTACTTCTTCTCGTGGTCTGAGAGGTTGAGCATCTCCGAGATTTCCCGGTATGCCCTTAGGTACCCTTGCCTGTCTGCTGCCTTGAACGCCCAAGAGGGAGAGTCGTAGTCAGCTAAGGTTAGTTCCCTATTCTGTGTAACATTATAACAGATTTCTTGGAGTCTGTCAAGTACTTTCGCACTTCCGAGCACCATTTTCTTGAAATCTTCTTGTTTATCCTTGGGGAGATGGCTGAACCACTTGGTCTGCACCTGCTGTAGCTCCATCTTGCTCGGCACTCAGTTGTTGAGCGCTCTGGAATAATTGTTGAGTTTCGTAGCTCTCGGCAATCCGGATATTTTCACCGAACAGACGATATTTACCAAGGCCCAGGAGTTCTTCCATGAGCTGAGCCTGCTTCTTGCCGCTGATGTGAGCCATTACGGACTGATCAGCACCAAATGCCTGTTGGAACTGGGTCAAATTCTGAACCATGTTCGCATTACGGGCAAAGTGACGGGCACCAACCGGGCGAATCTTGCCTCGTGCAGTGATATCTTCTTTTGTGATCGTCTGGAACGACACAGCACCGTATTGATTGTCGACAACACGGACAACGTCAGACGGACTGAGGTTACGACGGGCGGCTTCGAGCATCGAACCAAGGATCGGCTCAAGGAAAATCTCTTCGAAGTACGACGTCTTGTTGATGAAGATTTTATTCGAACCGTTTTCGAGGATTTGCATCTCGAATGCCGTCTTCTCACCCGGCGACCTGAAGCCCATAGCTTGCTTCGGAGCACCAGCCATCTCTTCCATCTTTTGTTCGTAGATGGCGATCTGGGTGTCTGCCGTCAGCATAGTTGTATCGGGCGGCATAAAGGCTACATCACCGTCGTCACCAGTGAAGATGCGCTCGCCGGGACCGTATTCGAAGTCCTCAACGTAACCTTTGATCTTCATAACCGGATGAATGATCAGGTCATAGGCGTCCGACTTGGCGTTCTCAAGGTGGTCGATGCGATATTGCATGCCGACAAGGTTGTCAAGCGGGCCCATCGCATACAGGTTGTCCGGGCGCAGTCTCCAACCGCAGTGGAAGATGTTCGCCTTACCAAACCACGAGGGGTTCGTTACCTGTCGGATGATCCACGAACGGTCGATAACCGTGATGATCTGATTCTTGTGGAGCTTGCCCGTGTCTTTGTCGAAGATGTCGCCATAGAACTCTAGGAGTTCGACGTAATCCCCTTTGAAGTAGTTGATGTACGAACCAAAACCGTCGACCTCGAACGCTGTGTTGCGTGCAAAGTCCTTTTCGGTCATGCCGCCGAACTGGCCACGCTTCTCCATCATCTTGTTGAAGACTTCAGCCATGTATCCCATCTCGGGACGGTCATCAATATCAGCCTTCAACGAGGCCAATGTCTTAATGCTCCGAATGATCTTCGGGCTCTCTTCGAACGTCGCAGCTACCGGGTTGAACGTGATGTCTTGTGGGCTGATACGAATCATCTTCGGACCAACGTAGCCAGACGTGATCTCGCCTGTCAGGGGGTCTTTGATCTGCTCGGCGACGTATTCAGTCATCGCAAAGCAGTTGCCGTAGTCGATCCAGTCGTAGATCAGACGACTAGCTTCGGTCCAGAAAAGGCTCTGGCGCAGCTTGTTGGCTATGTAGCTCTGAATGACTTCACGCTTCTCGGACGCCTCCGAGGACTCGTCGTCACCGTCCCACACGATTGCATCGTCAGACGGCTTTAGTGTCGCCATGTAGTTTGCGTGAAGGTTGTCTCGAATCTGACAGAGCTTCGGGATGTGGACCGAGTTCTTCCACTGAAGGACGTTGTTCGTCGTAGTTGACGTGTCCGTCGCAAAGATGTAGTCTCGAATCTCGGCTACTCGATTGAGCCAAGGTTGTCGAGCCATATCCCAGTCTTGTTGGAGTTCGGCGATCTGAACCGCTAGGCGATCTTGATCAAGAAAGCCGTCGAGTTCAATGCCGCGTACGCCTGCTGCCATGTCTATTCCTTATCCGAAGGCCACGCCGCCGAAGCGTTTGTGGGTTACAACGTTTCCGCTGCGGGTCCGATCACGAGCTTGATTGCCCGTTGGGGGTACGGCAATCTCTAGTGCCGAGGCTAGTGCGTCCATGCAGTCGTCGTGTGCCGGACGTTGGGAGATCAGTTCATCCTCTAGGATTTCACAGTTACCACCCTTGTAGTGCCAGACACTCTGATTGTCGTATCGTGGCTCAAGGATTGCACTGATGCGTTCCTCTTTCGAACCGCCGTGCCGCGTATGCTTGATTTCGACAATAGACAACAGGAGCCCGTTCGGCCTGATGTACATGTCCTTGAGTTCTTGGACGATCATCTTCTGGCCACTGGTGATTTCGCAGCCGAGGCGCTTGAAGTCCCACTTGATGTGCAGGTCAAGCACGTGCTGATAAATCTCGCTTATGCGTCCCGTCTTGAATCGGTCGATTTCGAGGATGTATACATTGTGTTCATGATCCAGTCCGACCACAGCGATAGCGGAGTAATCACTGCGTTTAGAGGCGGTGTACGCGAAATCGGCGGAAGCGAAAACATTGAGTTTACGGTCCTTGTAGAACCAGGCGTTTCCGTCATAGTTCAGGTGCTTCTTGTCGTAGTATTGGAACTTGTCGCGGCCAATGCGAAGTTCACCAGGGTCGTTGGGGTCGTTATAGTACTGGGCTCGGAACTGGGTTCGATCAAGGTATTGTCCACGTTTCTTGGCAAGGATTTTCCGATCAAATCCAAACCACTTCCCGTCAGACCGTTGAGCACGGGGCCAAAGGAACTCACCGGTGCCATCACCCGCGTCTTCAACAGCCCGTTCAAAGATTTCATAAATCGATTCTTCGTCAATGATTTCACCGTCGTCATCGAAAACTTCTTCTTTCATCTCGATCAGTTCACTGTACAGATCGCGAGGATCGTATCGAGTTCCGCAAGTCCACTCCTCGGCGTCAGCACCTTCGATGGACGACAGAAGCGCGTATTGGCTCCTTACCTTTGTACGGCCCTCCTCAGTGTACGCGTTTTCAAATATGACCACGTCGTCCAGTACAGCAACGTCGCAGTGCATGCCAGTAAGAGAAGTAGTAAGACCTCCAGTGAACACAGTAGGGTCGCGAATACCCTCTTCCTTGCGTTTCGGATGATCAACAGAGATTTCGCTATTAGTCCACTTCTCACGTTTCCCCTCTTCTTCGTGACACATTTCGGGCCAATAGCGCCGATATATAGACGACGTTAGTATGTCTTTGATGAACTTAAGTTGCTTCTCGGCCAGATTAGATGTAGCCGAAATGTACAGGATACGGCAGTCCGGGTGCCTAGTGATGTACCACGCAACTCGATATGCGATCAGGCGGCTCTTGCCGTGGTCTCGGGGCATCAGCAGCAGTTGGTGGGACTTACGGTCTTGCCGCGTCCACCACCGGCAGATGTCCTTGTGGACCTGTCCGAGAACCTGCTTCGGAGCGATCAGAGTAATAAACGTCTCTAGGTCGTCTTCAGCAGCTTCTCGGATGATCTCGGTTTTTGTTTTAGTCACGCGGATTCTTCTTGGCCCCACTGCGCGTACGCTTGAGTGACCGGTTGCTCTTCTTGCTCTCCATGCGGAGATTCTTCGTACCCGACTTGGCTGTGTTCATCGGATTGCCGTCGGTGTGCCCAACGTCTTTCCCATCACCCTTCCGCGCCTTGCCCGCCTTGATCATGTTGGCACGGGCACGGTTGCGCATAGTCCGGCGTTTAACTTGCTCAGGCTTAGAGTTGTATCGAGCCTGTGCAGCCGCTCGTCCACCTTTGTACGGTGCCATTATTTCACCAACCCGATTCGCTTAAGGTCCGCATCTTCATCTGATGCCATTTCAACGGCCTGCTTCAACGCACCCGTGACTTCTGCCTTTGACGGCCTGCCACGAGTCGTCGGCCCCTTTTGCCATCCGTACTCAGCCAGATAGCGTGCAGCCACCAGAGCTTGCTTGTCGTCCGATTCTGCCACTGCTTTGATGATGTCAATAGCTTCCGACTGAATCTTCGTACGCAGTTCTTCGCGCCACACCTCAAGTGCATCACGGAACCACTTACACTTCTCAAGTGCCTTGAAGTGCGCCCAGTCGCCTAGGTGCTGCATGGCCCACTTGTAGCCCGACGGATCGCCGAGGTACACAAAAGACTTCCGGGCATTGACTAGGCCCGGCTTATCGTCGTATAGGCTGAAGACCGGATCAATTACGCGAGACGCGATGTCCCGCTCAACCGCCAGTTCCCAAAACAGGGCGGCGGTGTACCAACTATTCGTCGGACTTTTGTACGGAGGCTTCAAGCTCTCGAATCCTTTGGTTTGCTACAGTAAGTGTGGCTTCAAGCCGTAGATTGTAAAACTTAAGTTCACCGAGTTCTTTGACAAGACTCTCGGTTAGAATTTGATCTGCATTTACCATGTCTGTACCAGACTCCCGTTTTTGAACATATAAATACTAGAACCGTCAAATGAAATATACGTGTTTGAACCCAGCCCGTCCAGATAAATGGCTTTAGTTCGTGCGGTTGCAATATGTCCTGTGGCGACAAGATTATTAGCTAGGTTGAACTGCAACGAACTGTTTATCGACGTACTACGACCGCGAAAAGCTCGGACACCTCCAACCCAAAGGTCGAGACCATCAGAGCCGTCGTTCATTGCTGTAATGTACGTATCGCCCTGTACGTTGCCCCAGAAGCCGCGAGCACGAGTTCCCGGCACAGCATTAGCAGACGCGTCGAAGTAGATACGTTGACCTGTCTTCATCTGAATGGCACGTTCGCCTTCAGACGAGAAGTCGGCAAGTACCATGTCAATGCCTACACGACTTTTACCTTGCATCGAATAAAAGACGTCAATAGGCTTAGAACCTTCGGATTTAGGGAGATCGTGGATCCACGTTACTCGACGAGCACCAGTGTCGTTATTACGTCCGTACGAATGAACGTTAATAACTGCAACGTCAAATCCGCCGTCAGTTGCATTAAATTCCCAAGGGGTGCCGTACTGACCGTCTCCGGTAAACGACATGTCTCCACCAATGAACGCAACAGTACAACCTTCGAAGAAGTCTGTCTGTCCCGGCTTTAAGACGTAGCTGTTTGCAATTCGACCGACAATACCATAAACGTCACCAGCACTGTTTGCTCCGGCGTCAACCGTGAAGAACTGGTGGGCGTTGTTTGTCCGATAGCCTTTTGACACTCGGCTATTCGTAGCGTACCCCGAGACGTACGTAGGTACGACATAATCAGACCCGGCATACGGATACGTGTTAGCAAGAGCCGGACTGAACGTAATACGGTCTGAGCCGCCCACACCGCCACCAACAGAAATGTTCGAGATGACAACCGTGTCCGTGGCCGTTGCACCGTCGTTGAGCATGAAACCGATGGTATCGCCGACAACAAGCCCAGTGGCGGAATTCAGGTCAGCAGTCGTGGCCGTGGCATTAGCTGCTGCGACAAGGTGTGCGTTGGTGCCGCTAGAGCCAGACAGACTGAAGAAGCGAGTGAACTTGCCGTTGGCGCCGGCTTGGAAGTAACGGCTGTTGAGGTTGTCACGCGTCCCGGTCCTGACGTATTCGTACATCATCTCAGGCAGCTTGGTGTCGCCTGATTCACCGTACTCTGTTAAGATGCTTCCGAAGCTCGGTATAGTGGCCAGATTGCGCTTACCCGGCAACACTGAGGTGCCCGACGAAATAAGAATCTTACCTTCGCCGATGTAGTTTTTGTTGAAGAAGCTATTCGACTTTGTCGTCCAGTAGTTCCCCTGCGGCAAGAAGATGGTGTTGTAGCTCGATGCCTCGGCATCCGTGAACGCCGTATCGTTCGAAGTCACGCCGTCCGGGTTGCCACCGAACTCATCGACAAAATTGATGTAGTTGGTCGTGCCACTACCGCCTGTCGAATTGATCGTCGTCTTACCGGTGGCGTCGTTGTACGACACAGTGACATTTGTGCCTGCAATGACCGACGAACCAATCAAGTCCTCGACCGCCTCTTGGCCGTCTGTAAGCTCGCTGAAGGGGTGTGTATGCGACGAAGGTGCAAAGGTACTAGGCTTGTTCGCAAGGGTGTTCCAGTCACCTGCTAGAGCCCCTGTGGCATCAATGGTGACTTGACCCGTGGTATCGTTGTACGTGGCCGTGATATTAGAGCCACCAATGATTGCCGCACCAACTACATCTTGCACCGCTTCGGTGAAGTCTGTGATCGTAGAGGCGGCTTGGGTGTGCGCCTCGGGCGGGAACGTAGCGGGCTTGTCGACAATATCGGTCCAGTCCGCAGCAACGACAAAATCCCCGGCGGTGACGTCGAGGATGTCTTGAAGACGTACGGCATCGTTCGGGTTGACCGGAGCGCCGACGTTGATGATGCGATTGTCACCGAGGTCTAGATTTGCCTCCATGTCATTCGGGGCCGAGCCATCTCGGGATATGGTATTGGCAAAGGCGGTCTCGATGCGGGTCGCATTCGTGTTCCACTTGGAGGCGGACAGGAACCCGGAGACGATGCGGTAGAGAGAAGCGATTTTCAAATTGTTAACCCCAAGCCGAGAAGCCAGATGGAATGGAACCGGTGAAAGCAGCACCACCGAAGTTGATTGTTATCTTGTCCGGTGTCGTGTTGTCGTACAGAGATACGCCGGGGTAAAGGGTAGCCGACAAAGAAGAGATGTCAACCCCGCCAACATTCGAGGCCGGGTCCGCTGAACCACTGTTGTTCCAGTTGTCGCCTGACCTCCGGAACCAGACGCGGTCGTTGTCAAAGTCAACAGCGCATTGGATGTTCTTCGTAGCGAGCTTCCAGTGTGACAGGCCAGACGTTATTGTGGAACCACCTCTGTTGATGGTCCCAGTGTCGAAGTAGCCGACTCCGTCCGACTGGCTGAGGTATTGTGAGGTGGCTACGCCTGAGCCAACAAGTCCGAAGATGCCTGCACCGCTACCTGCCCCGATGCCATCCGACGTCGCTTCGAAATACCATTTCCCGGAGGACTTGCCCGTTGTTGCACGGACTATGGCAAACGTCGTTGTCGTATTGTTTTCGGCAGTCAGGTTGCCACCAGACAGTGTGATGTTTGCACTTTTGTCTGACGGATTAAACGTAGTCGTAGCGACCAGAGCAAACCGATATGAATTGATTATCAAGTGCGACTACCGATCAACCAGACCTTCAGGCCCTTGGCCCCGGTTCCGGCGACATCAATATCAAACGTGATCTCGGCATCGTCAGCCAACGAGGTGTCACTGATGACCGCAGCCGTTGCCGCAGTCGTTGATGTCTTTTCGTTTGCGTCGATTGTCAGTTTGGTCGACAAAATAGAAACACCAGCTTCGTTGATGTCGACGGTCGGAATGCCGGACGAGGATGCCGTGTTGAGGTTCGCCCGCACTGCCGTCAGCGTGAATGCATATGGCATCCGGATCGTGACCTTGGCCGTGCCAGTCGTGATTGCCGTAGTTTCGTCCGATAGGGCAATGCCGATTGATTCGATGACTTTGAGATTTGTCTGATCACTTACTTGGCTTGCCGTGATCGTCGCTTGGGTGGCCAGTGCCCCGAGGCCGAGTGTGGTCCGGGCGGCGGTTGCATCTGCGTCGTCAATTAGGCTTTTGCCAAATGTCGACATGTCTGTGATGTCGGCCATGACGTGATTGTGTGCGGCGAGGGCAAAGTACGAGTCTGCACGAACTGCTGCCGTGCCGAGCCCGAGGTTGGTCCGGGATGTGGCTGCACTGGCTACGTCGCTCAGGTTGTTTGCAGCGACCATATCCCCGGAACCCGCACCGGTTGCCCCTACGTCTCCGCGTGGGATCGTAAAGTTCAATACGGCGGCACTGGATGTACCGGCGTTGGATACGACTACAGAAGACCCAGGAGCACCGGTGGTGACAGTACCGACAGTAATAGTAGCAGCAGCTCCGGCAGCACCAGGGGAGCCAGCAGGCCCTTCGGGTCCTTGTGGTCCTTCGGGGCCGACTTCACCTTGTGGGCCTTGGAGACCAGAGGAAGACATGGCATCAACGTAGGCTTTGTTGGCACCGTCAGTGGCGCTAGTTGGAGCCAGTAGATTGATGATTTTATTTGAACCCATGTCCAAGTTAGCAGACATGTCGTTAGGTGCTGTACCGTCACGGCTCAAAGTGTTCTCAATAGCCGTCTCGGTGTCGGCAAAGTTGTCGTTCAGCTTTTCGACGGACCTATAACCCGACAAAAGACGAGAAAGAGAAAGTTTGATAGGTGGGGTTCCTTTGTCTACATATGGATGTTACACTCGATAGAATGTTACGACCATATAAAACAACAAATGTCAAAAGACAAAATAATAATAGATGAACTGTAGCTCGTCACGTTTCCTACATGAGCCCTATAGTGTAGAACAACTCAACTAATGTTCTCATTATAACATATTTCAAAGACGTTGTCAAGAGCTAAATGCCATAAGGGTATGGTATAGGCGATCCAGTGAGGCTCGTCAGAGGTACATCAGGAGGCTCGTCAGAGGTACATCAGGAGGCTCGTCAGAGGTACATCAGATGAAACATCAGGAGGACCATGAGAGCCCCAGAATTTCTCCGAGAAAATTTGATCT